TGAGTTCTAATGTTAGAGAAACTTTGGAAGGGGAGTACACCCTTTCATTTACAGTTCTTGCGAAATCGGCGTTAGCTCTTAAGGTAAAACAGATCGCAAAACTAGATGATCAGTATTTCGAAATAGTACAGATATCAAAGAGCCTTCAGGGCAGCCTTCCCATCTGTTCGGTGATTTGTGAACATGTGTCTTACCTACTCAACCATGAGATGTATAACATCACGGAATTTGATTTCACAGGAGATCCGGCTGCAGGACTTGCTCAAGTTTTAGCCGGAACGCCATTTAATGTTGGCATCGTGGATTTCACAGATAGTGTCACTATGAAGATCAATCAAGAAGTCTCAAGAAGGGCTGCACTTATGCAGTACATTGCCATCCTTGGTGGAGAGATAGAATATGACGGTTACAATATCAACATCCGAAGTCACAGGGGAAGCACCTACTATATCCCGGTGATGGATTCGAAGAATGTCACCAATGTGGCAGTGTCTCATGATTCCAGGGAGAATGCTTCTTCTTATGACATTTCATTCTTTAAACTTTTAAATCTTGCAGTGGGAGATAATGTACAGATTGTGTTTAATCCCCTGGGGATTAACGTGAAGACAAGAATCATCTCCTTGGAATACAATCCATTCTACCGGTACAACATTCGGGTGGAGGTTGGGAGATACAGACCTAGCATCTCGGATACCTTTTACCGAATAGAAAGTTCTCTAAATAATGTGGGAAGCTCGGTGGATGATATTCAAACCCAGGTGAATGACCTGGGAGTGTCCTATACCATTGTCTCTAATTTGGTAGTGACAGAGACCACAATTGATGTGACCTACACCGTGGAGAAGGGCGATACCCATCAGTACCATGCCCAGTATCAGTACACCACAGACAGTGGGGGCAGAATCACTAGCATCACCCTCGACAATATTTTCTCGGAGCTTCTCTTAAAAGAAGTCTCCACTTTAACGGTGGATATGATGAGTTTTTATATCGAATATGCAGACGGAACAACAGCGACATACAACTACACCGTGGATAGCGGCGGAAGAATCACTAGCGTAACGAAAATATAAAGGAGGGCTGAATCCTTGAGCTATGATCATATTTTTAATAACACACTGGCCATCTGGACAGCCTTCGGAGGACGTGGTGAGGTCCTCTTCACCATCCCCACTTTGAGCTGGACCAAGAAGTATTATAACAACTTTGGCTATACCCAATATGGAAGTGAGAAGCAGATCAATGTCTATGATAATGGCAATGCACAGATCGCAGTTTATTATGCAAAGACTCCGTATATGTCCTACTGGAACAAGACCACAAAGCAGTGGACGGTGGTCAGCGTTCCTTGGTGGAGCTATGGCCAGCCGGAGATTCTCTATGCAGCAGATGGTGTCTTTATTGCCAAGATTGTGGGTCTTGCCAATGTCATCGCTTCCTTTGATGGCATTACTTGGCATAACGCTGGATATTGTCCTGGTGCCTATAACGCCATGACCTGTGGTGCTTATGATATGGATAGAGGATCCGGTATCGTCAGCTGGTGGTATTATAAGTCACCGGTCTACTACAGCTTTGATTCCTTGGAGGAAAGAACTGCATGGACCTTGGTTGGATCTGATGGAACCTCGGTACCGATCTTTAAATATCTGACCACCCATAAAGGAAACTTTGTCGGTGTGGTTGGTGGGGATAAATCCATCGCAAGAGCCAGTTCAGCCAGTCCCGGTCTTTGGACCACGACCATACCTGAGGATGTGAATGATACTCGGTATATGTTTATGCGGTCTGTTAATGACGTCCTCTTTGTGATGAAGTTCAACTACACCAATGTGGGTGGCGATTACACCTACTATGTGAAGCTTTGTGTGTTGAGTGATGATGCCACGCAGATTACAGAGACCAATCTTTCATGGGTGGGGGATCTTGCCAATAACAACATCCCAAATCCAAGGAATATTATCTGGATGGAGGACTGGGGAAAGTTTGCACTTCTAAAAGAGAGTATGCTCTGTGTCTCCAATGATGGGCTTTATTGGGAAGGAGTAGAGCAACCGGGATTCACTACCAGTCAATATGATACTTTTGACGGTGCTATATACATTCCGGGTGAAGGGTTCTATGTAAAAGCCAGTGGTTATGTTTATTTCGGCGCTTATTAATGAAAACTATGACGCTCTTAATCGGGCGTCTTTTTATATACAACAATTTATGAAAGTGAGGGAACGACAATGAGAGAAATTTGGAACATTGTTCAGATGATATTTGCAGCTGTGGGTGGTTGGTTGGGTTATTTTTTGGGAGGTTACGATGGGTTTTTATATGCTTTGATTGCCTTTGTGGTGGTCGACTATTTACTTGGAGTTATGTGTGCAGTTCTTGAAAAGCATTTATCCAGTGATATAGGAGCTAGGGGTATTTTCAAGAAAGTAGTGATTTTTTCTCTGGTAGGGGTGGCCCACATCATTGATCAGAACATTATAGGAGATGGCAGTGCCATTAGAACTGCAGTAATTTTCTTTTATCTATCCAATGAAGGAATCAGCATCATTGAAAATGCTACAAGACTGGGATTACCTATTCCAGAAAAGCTCAAAGACATCCTAGAGCAGCTAAAAGATGGAGGCGATAAGGATGGCACTAGGTAACTTAAAGACAAAGTTCATGACCAGAAATGACTGTTATACAGCCGGGAGAAAGATCACACCTAAAGGCATCATGGTTCATTCCACCGCTACGCCGGGAGTGATGGCCGCCGATTGGTTCAGCAGATGGAACAAATCCTATAAGGCTGGTGAAATCAATCGTCAGGTTTGTGTCCATGCCTTCTTGGACGATAAGGAAGTCTGGCAATACCTACCTTGGAATCATAGAGGCTGGCATGCAGGCGGTAAAGCGAATGATACCCTCATCGGTTTTGAGATTTGTGAACCGGGTGGGTTTTCTTATTCAAAAAATCAGATGGTAGGCTATGATGTGAAGAAAAATGAAGCCTACTTTAGAAAAGCCTGGCAGAATGCAGTGAATCTTTGTGTTCATCTTTGTAGAGAGTATGGTCTGACTGAAAAAGACATCATCAGCCATGCAGAAGGAAATAAGAAGGGAATTGCATCCAACCATTCCGATGTAGGCCACTGGTTTCCAAAGCATGGAGAGAATATGGATACCTTTAGGGCTGCAGTAAAGAAAGCACTACAGACTGTAGGTGAAGGTAAAGAAGGTTTTGAAGCTGGTAATATTGTAGAAATCAAAGCATCTGCCAGAACCTATTATCCAGGCGGTCCAATTATTCCAAACTGGGTGAAGTGGAATTATCATCTGATCACCCAGGATGTATTTAATGGAAAACCTGTGATCAAAGGTGGTAAGGAATGCGTCCTTCTTGGTAAAACCATTCTGAAAAGCACCATGGATGAAAAAGCTGGCATTATGACGTGGATTGATAAAGACAATCTTGAGATGGTCAGTGCTGGTGTGGAGGTTGAACCTGAGAATGGATCAGGTAAGAAATACTACCGAGTGCAGGTAGGTGCCTTCAGTGATAAGAAGAATGCAGAGGCTCTCATGGCGCGACTAAAGAAGGCAGGATTTGATGCCTACATGAAATATGATTAGAAGAAAATCGCATTATTGAGCCGGTGTTATTTCCATAGCATCGGCTTATTTTTATTCCTATATATAGTAGAAATGACTTGATAAATACTCGTTTTAGAGTGATATATACTATGACGCCGATACCCTGAAGCCTTGAATTATAGGCGTTTCAGGGTTTTATATTTTAATGTGGTGTTTGGATGGCCATTCAAAATAATATATCAGAATGGCTTACTAAGCGAAAGGAGGAATAAGCATGGAGAGAACCATATCAGGAAGCACATCAGATATGAGCGATGGAATCTTTAGATACGGAACACCTAGAAATCGTCCTAGTGAGTTTAGCATAGGAAACTTAGCGACCGATGGCCACAGATTAAGGGTTGCTTCATACTGTAGAGTCAGCACAGAAGAAGAGCTTCAAATGAATTCTCTGGACAATCAGATTGTTCATTATACCAACTACATCCGGTCAAACTCTGAGTGGCAGTTCGCTGGTGTCTTTTCAGACCTTGGCAAGTCCGGAACAAAGATGGAAAGCAGACATGGATTCAATAAAATGATCCGCTATGCTAAGGCAGGAAAGATCGACTTGATTCTCTGTAAATCAATCTCAAGATTTGCACGAAATGTCATGGATACTTTGAAAGTGATTAGAGAGTTAAGGGATAAGAAAATTTATGTTCTCTTTGAGAAAGAGAATCTCTATACGGGAGATATGCAGAGTGAATTCATTCTCACTATGCTCGCTGCAACAGCTCAAGAAGAGAGTCGAAGCACATCTGAAAATATCACCTGGGCCACATCAAAACGCTTCGAACAAGGAGAAGGTAGGTTTGTCAGGATCCTTGGCTATAAAAAGGTAAAGGGTAAACGTTGGGTGATTGATCAGAAGGAAGCAGCTGCGGTACGTGAGATTTTCAGACAGTATTTAGAAGGCAAAACCCCTACTGAGATTGCAAATCACTTCATCAGAAACGGTTATTTGAAAGCAAATGGAAGAAACGACTGGACCAATGTTGCCATTACATCAATTCTTAGAAATGAGAGGTATGTGGGTGATGTCATTTGCCAAAAGACATTCACAGAAGACTACCTAACGCATAAGCAGGTAACAAATGAAGGGCAGAAAACAAAGTTCTACATCAAGGATCATCATGAGGGTATTATTGATAGAGATACATTTGATAAAGTTCAACAGATGCTTAAGCCAAAAACTAAGGGAGTTAAGCGTGGCCCGAATAAACGCTACGATTTTACCGGAAGAATAGTCTGCGGAGAGTGTGGTGCAAACTTTCACCGCTACCAAACAAGAGGTTATGTGACATGGCGATGCAGCAACCGTAGGAAAAGCACTAGGCTTTGTAAAATGGATGGGATTAAGGATGAAGTGATACTTAAGTTACTTAAAAGAGCCTTCATAGAAGAGTTTGAGATTGATCCCAAGGCTCCTGCGAAAAGACAAATTATTCAACTTGAGAAAAACCTTCTCAATACAGAAGTTTTGAGGGATGGAGAACAGAATAGATTACGCCTTGAACTTGAAAAAGCCCTCTTTGCAGAGAGCATGGCAGTTATTGAAAATAAAGATGAAGCTGAACTGGAAAAGCAAAGAATGGCCATCGAAAAAACAATCTCTGAAAGAGAGCCTTGGTGGGCGATGGTTGATTCAGATGATCGATATAGAAAAGAAGCCATAGCCGAACTAGGTAAAATAAAACAATCCACTAATCCTATCAATGAGCTTTACAAAAGATTAGATAGTACAAAATTCTTAAGGGCATGGATGACACGTGTAGTAGCGGAGTCATCTTTTTTATTGAAAGTAATATGGGTGACCGGGGAGGAAACAGAAATCAGACTTGATGAAGGAGGAGATGCTTAATGAATACAGAACAAGCACGAAGGTTGCCAACATCAAGAGTTAGCATCATTCCGGCTCGGACAAGGACTTCAAGGAATGAAGAGAATTTTGATGGGCAAAAGAAGAAGATTGGAGTTTATGTCAGGGTCTCAACAGATTCAGCCATGCAGGCGACCAGCTATGATATCCAGGTGTCCTACTTTAAAGAGTATGTAGAGAAAAACCCCAACTGGGAGCTTGTAGAGATTTTTGCAGATGAAGGTCTATCAGGAACCTCTACCAAGAATCGAGTTGAGTTTAATCGGATGATTGAGCGCTGCCAGAAAAAAGAAATCGACTACATCATCACCAAGTCCATCAGCCGATTTGCGAGAAATACCCTGGACTGCCTTCACTACATCAGAATGCTGAAGAACCTAGGGATCGGGATCTACTTTCAAAAAGAGAACCTCGATACACTTGATAGCAAAAGTGAGCTGTTCCTAACTATCCTTTCATCCATGGCCCAGGAAGAGTCACGGTCCATCTCAGAAAACACAAAGTGGGGTGTTCAAAAAAGGTTCCAGCAAGGAAAAGCTCATGTTCCAACGACCTATTTCCTTGGCTACACTGAAGATGAAGACGGGAACATCATCATCGATGAAAAGCAGGCCAAAGTGGTTAGGCGAATATACCGGGAGGTACTTGAAGGCAAAGGGACACCTACAATTGCCAAGGAACTGATGAGAGATGGGATTAAGACAGCGAGAAATAAGAAGACCTGGACTTCAGATTCTGTGTACAAAATTCTACGAAATGAAAAATACAAAGGCGATTGTCTAGCACAGAAGACCGTGACGGTGGATTTTCTGACCCATGAGCGAGTGAGAAATAAAGAGCATCAGCCGCAGTACTATATTAGAAATCACCATCCAGCGATCATCAGTGAGGAAGATTGGGAAAAGGTACAAGAAGAGCTGAATAGACGTAGTAAGATGTTTAGGGATCCAGACAATAAATACAACATGGCTTATAGCGGGGCAGCACCATTCTCAAATAAACTCTTTTGTGGAGAATGCGGGAGACCGGTCACCAGAAGGCGGCTAACCACTCACTGTGGCGAAGATAGAGCACCTGTGAAGTTTACAGCTTGGCACTGTAGAGTTGCCTCTAAAAGAGATCCAAATTTCAAAGACTGCAAATGTAGTTATGTTTGGGAGGAAGAACTAGAGCGGGCCTTCATGAAGCTTCTCTTCAACATAAAAAAGGGTAAGGATAAACTGATTGAAGATGTGGAGCTGGCCATTGAAGAAGCCTCATTGACAGAGGAAGAAGACAGAAGGCTAAATGAGCTAGGCACCCAAATCGATAGGATCACAGATAAAATTACTACAATGGCTACGAGATCATCAGGGTCGAATGAGGCCATTTACGAAGCGACTATGCGACACTTAATATACGAACAAGAGATACTTCAAATGGAGTATGATGGACTGAGTGAGAATAAAAAAGAAAGTGATTACCTTGAAGAGAATCTGAAGATCCTAATTGAAGTCCTCGAAGAAATCGAAGGACCCGAAGAAGACTTTGATCCGGACATCCTAACCAAAGTCATTGAGAAGGGAATCGTCTACAATAAATGGCGAGTAGAGTTTCAACTAAAATGCGGCGTTTCATATGAAGTAAATGCTAGGCGAAGACCACAGAGGAGTAAGAAAGCTGAGTAGTAACATTTAGGCACAGAAATAAGAAACCAAATATCACCAATTGAATCCAGAACTTCTTTCATTCCAGAGATAGTACTTGCATTATCTTTGGACTAGAGCCATTAATAACATACCTGTAATATTAGCAGGTCAGCTCTAGAGAAAGGAGTTTTTATTGTGGCAAGAAAATCAGTTGAAGTGCTGTGGTCTTCAGAGAAGGAAGAGCCAGTTAAACAAAATGGTGGAAAGATAAGAGTTGCAGCTTATTGTAGGATTAGTCATATTGCTGATGACACTAAATTAAGTTCTTTACAGAATCAGATGGATTACTACTCAACTTATATTCTGAAGAACCCTGAATATAAGTTAGTCGGTATATATTATGATAGTGGCATTTCAGGAATGACGATAGATAAACGACCAGGTCTTAAAAGGCTCATAAGGCATTGCTTGGAACAACGGATAGATGTAGTGCTTACGAAGAGTATTTCAAGATTCTCCAGAAATGCAAAAGAGCTACTAGAAACCGTAGAACTATTGAAAGAAAACAATGTAGCTGTAATATTTGAGAAAGAAAAAATCGATTCATTAAAAATGCGTAATAAATTCTTTCTAACAGCTTTAGCAGCAGTTTCTCAGCAAGAAGCTTTGACGATTTCGGAACAAATTAAATGGGGTGTTGAGAAGAGAAATAAAATGGGAAGACCTGTTTTTCTGAATCAATATGGCTACAGGGTTGCTGAAATTGATGGAGAGAAGACCTTAAGAATAGTTGAAGAAGAAGCGGGAGTGATCAGGAGAATTTTTAGCCTATTTCTGGAGGGCACTTCTACCTATCAAATCGCATTGATGCTTACAGAAAAAGGTATTAAGAGACCGTTAGGGGGAGATGTTTGGGATTGTACTAGTGTAAAGCACTTGCTCACGAATCATAATTTTACGGGTAATAGATTTACAAATAAAGTTGCTAACATATTTTTAGAGAGCAGAACTGTAATAAATGAAGGTCAAGAAAATCGTTACTATATAAATAACACACATCCAGCCATCATTGATGAGGAGACATTTAACGAAGTACAATCCATTATTGATGAAAAAAAGAAAAATAGAAAAAGTCCGAATAAGGTTTACCCACTAACAAAAAGAATCACCTGCGCTTATTGTGGGTCGAATTACCAACATAGAAAAGAGAGGAAAGTTCATAAATGGAAATGCGGGCGAAAGGATAAACATGCTAGTTACTGTAGTTCATCACCATTGAGCGAGTCAAAGTTAATCGAAATGATGATGAGTGCCATGAAGTATCGTTATTCTTTTGACCAGCCAGGTGCTCTGAAGCGAATGAGGGATGACATTGAGAAGGTGAATCAAAATGATAGATTCGAACTACACAGAATGAGTCACTTGATGAGATTGATTTTGGCAAAAGAGGAATTGACTCTAGCTGATGAAAGCAACCAGGAAGTTATGAATAAGAAAATAATAGAACTTGAAAAGAACATTGTAGACTTTGAAGACTTGGCCTCTAAGATAGAAGAAGATCGAGCTTTTAGGATGGAAACTTTAGAAAAATTGCAAGGCATAAAATTCCTAGAAGACTTTATTGAAATGGCCGACGTTTCTATGTTACGAGCCTTTGTTATGAGTATATCGATACTAACAGAAAAAGATTTTCAAGTCCTCTGGCTAGATAATTCGGTTACTGAATTTGGAGACTTTATTCAACTTCACCACAAGAAATGCATAGAACCCAGCAACTACAAAAAGAAAAAATCAGGGATAGAGGTAGAACAAGAAAATAAAATAACCCCCGTTAAATCGGAAAAAAGCGAGAATACAATATGTTATCAACCAGAGAGGAGGAAAGATGAGGTGGAAGTTATAAAGGCTCAAAATAATCAAAGACTTGAACTAATACAACAGATTAAAAAGAAGTATAAAGACAGCCCATCGGGCATCTTCAAAATAGAACCTGTTAAGAAAAAGAAGAAGATTAAGATTGGTGTGTATGCAAGAGTTAGCACGAGAGAACCTGATCAGCTTGGATCACTAGAAGCGCAGGTTGCTTACTATACATTTTCAGTTCTAAAAGATCCTAATAACCAGTTAGTTAGAATCTATGCTGATAAAGGAGTATCCGGGACCAATGCAAAAAAGAGATCAGGATTTCAGAAGATGATTAAAGATTGCGAGAATGGTAAAATTGACCGGATCATTACAAAGTCTATTTCAAGATTTGCAAGAAATACTGTTGATGCTCTTGAGTATGTCAGAAAGCTCAAAGAATATAATGTTTCCATTTATTTTGAGAAAGAAGAGATAGATACTGCCAATGAAGATGGGGAGGTATTATTAACTGTATATTGTGCCCTTGCCCAAGAAGAATCAAGAAGCTTAGGAGAAAGCATATCATGGGGGAAAAAGGCATATGCAAAACGTGGTGTCGTTGGACATAGCATGAGAACATACGGTTATGATTTTAATAAAGACCGAAGTTGGTACATTGTTGAAGAAGAAGCAAAAGTAGTAAGGTCAATATTTGAAAGATGTATCGCAGGAGTTAACGGAGCTCAGATAAGTAGAGATTTAACCCATGAAGGGATCCCCACAATGAAAAAGAAATCCTCATGGAACAGTAAAACTATAAGTACTATCTTAAATAATCCAACATATACTGGGGATCTTCTTTATCAAAAGCGATATACAAAAGATACATTTACCAGTAGATCGAAGTTGAATTTCGGAGATGCTTCACAGGTTTTGATTGAAGCTCATCATCCTGCAATCATAGACAGGATTACATGGGAAAAGGCCCAGAATGAATTAGCTAAAAGAAGACCTAAGAAAAGTGATAAAACGAATGGATCGCATGATAAGCAAGAGTTCTTTTCTAGTTTTATCTGTTCAGAATGTGGAAGTGTGTATTTTCATGTAGCGGTGAGAAATAAAGCGAGCACGAAACATCACTGGCGATGTAAGGCAGCACTGAAGAAAAACCCGTTAGTATCTTGTGATACACTTAAAATTGAGGAAGAAGATATCATGTCGCTATTTATGGATTTGCTATTTGCTCTCAAAAATGACCAGTCTTTTGAGGCCCTCTTAAACGAGCATATTGGAATGAAGAAAATATCTGAAGAAGAAAAACAACTATTGGTCTTCTTAGAAGAAGAAAACCAAAAGAAATATCTGGAGTTGTACAAAGTAGTAGAAGAGGGTGGAAAAAAAGGAGAGGATACCACTGAGATTAAGAGATATACGGATTCAATAATGGAAACACAAGAGAAAATAAATAGGTTAGTAGATAAGGAAGATGAATACAAATTTCTTGTGAGCGAGAAAAACTGGTTTTTAAATGAATTAGAGAATCTTGGTGATATCAAGTCCACTTCCTATCGCGGCGACATCTTTAAAAGAGTCATTGAAAATGGGATTGTTCACCCTAATAACATCATCAACTTCAATTTGATTTTTGGAATCTCAAGGCAAGTAAGAAAGTAAAAATGAAACCCACTAAGTAGCCTGATTATAGTTATCAAGCCACTTGGTGGGTTTGTTTTTATGGTAAAAAAATCAAATAATCATTTAGTATATTTTTTAAAAATGGAACGATTTTCTTTACTTCTGAAGAATAACGTGCTAAAATTAAAAAAAGATGAATAGCACATAGATAAAATGGTTATAATATTTTTAAAAATGGAACGTTATTCTTCAAAT